TCAGGGCGCCAACCGAGGATTCAGCGTCAGGCAGCTGTCGAGCGAGCGCCGGTGAGAATGCGGCACGCGGAGACGATCCGGCAACTGACCGAAGCCGATCAGGACGACGATCTGCGCGCTTTCCGGCAGGTCGGCGAGAGCACGCAGCGCGGCGTCCTGCTGCGGCTCTTCCGACCAGTTGAGCGGGACAGTCCCGAGACCTTCCGCATGCAGGGCATAGATGAGGCTCATGGCGAACATACCGCCGTCCACATAGCCATTGTAGCGCTCGGCGGCCTCGGTCCAGTTGCGCAGATCCGTCCAAACCACCGCGGCGCCGGCGAGCCGATCGCCAAACCCGCGATTGCCGGACTGCAAGGCGAGAACCCGTGCAACCGCCTCGGGCTCGGTCCAGACGTGGACCCGGGTCGTCTGCCGGTTGCAGCTCGACGGCGCAAACTGCGCCGCGGCGACGGCACGTCGAACCGTGTCCGCCGGGACGTCTCCCGCGGCATACTGCCGGATGGAATGCCGGGTGGCCGCGAAACGCGCGAAATCGATGCTATTCGCAGCGAGGATTTCGGCGCGCGTCACCTCCTCGACACCACCGTGAACGCCCGCGTCGCTGTTGCAGTCGGGAAGGACCGCAATCCGGTCGGCGAGCCCCCTGGTTTGCGGACCGGAGTTCAACGTCAGCCACGCCCCGAGCGTTCGGATCGCGATTGCGGTCTGTTCGTCCGCTCCCCACCGTGTCACATAGTCCTCGACGTCGGAGACGAGGCGCTGGGCCGTGTCCAGACCATGACCAGCGGCGGCGCCGGGGAGCGCCATTCCGTATTCGAGGAATGCAGATCCATCGCGATCCGCCCCCGCAACTGCTCGCGGTGCCGGGCGCTTCGGGTAAAGGAGTGCCGCCAGAAGAGTCGTCCGTCCGAGACCAGGGCCGCGATCAGCCGCCGGGCCTGCTCGCGCGAGGAGGATGCCGCTCCTACACCGTTCGACGGCTTGGCGCTGGCTTGTGAAGTGGTGCCGTCGATCATGCCCATGAGGCCTCCATCGAATGCTCCCCAGAGGTGGGGCAGACAACGATAGGAGCGGCGGGAAGCGCGGCGGAAGGGGCATGATCGCCAACCCTATCAACGAAGGCTGACGCGCTTTCTACTATCAGAGGCGAGATTAAGCAGTCGGAAGGCTTCGCCGACCCCGCCAACGCGGGCAAAGCCGATACATCAGCTCGCCGACGCCGACGATCAGGGGGCCGATGCCGGTGCGGATCAGCGCGCCGCGCAGGACGACGAGCTCTGTGGCGAACCCACGGACCGACAGTGCGGCAGCGGCCAGCCCGGCGACCTAGCGGCCCGCGAGGAAGGTCGCGAAGGTCACGGCGTAGGTGGTCAGGCGGCCGATATTATCGAAGAGGCCGCGGATCGCGATGCCGGGCGGACCGGTGCGGCTGGCAATGGCCGCCATTGCATTGGCAACCGCCTCGAGCGCCGGGGCCGCAGAGACGGCCAGCTGGTTCGAGAGCCCGCGCCAGATCAGCCCGAGCCGGGAGATCGCGTCGTTCGTCCGCTCGATCTGGTCGGCATCCTGCTCCGAGATCACGACCCCGAAGGCGAGAACGTCCTCGGTCGCCTGGCCCAGCGTCGCGGTGTCGATCCGCGACATGGCGATGGAGCCCTCCTCGCCGAAGAGCTGGCCGGCGACGGCGGCGCGCTCCGCAGCAGGCAGAAGCTCTCGATGGCGGCGTTGATGGCGCCCACGCGTCGGTCCAGCGGCAGCGCGATCAACTCATTGGCCGAAAGCCCCAGCCGGTCGAGCGCGTCGGCAGCGGGACCGCTCCCTGCAGCCGCCTGACTGAGACGGCGCGTTAGATCCTTGGTAGCCTGCTCGATGCCGGACATCGACACGCCCGCCAGTTCGCCAGCCCGCTCCAGGGTCTGGATCGAGGCGACCGTGGTCCCCAGCGATTGCGCCAGCTTAGCCTGCGCATCGACCGACTGTAGGCCGGAGCGGACCATGGCGACGCCCGCGGCTGCAGCGGCTGCCACGGCGGCAGCGGCCGCGAGCCGCACCCGCCGCGAGAAGGCCGCGAGCCAGGCGTTGGCCGCCTCCATCTCCCGGCTCAGCCGCCCGAAGCCGCGCGACCCGGCCTCACCGACGCCTTCCAACTCGGCGCGAACCTGTCGCCCGCCGACCGCGGCGAGGCGGACGGACACACGCTTTTCAGCCATCGGGGCGTTCCATCTGTTCGTTGAGCTTGGCCACCATCACCGCTTCGATGACCGGCAATAGTCCGGCCATGGCCAAGGGCGGGATGCCGAGGGCGTCCCCGAGCGCCAGCGCCGCCGACATGTCCCAGCCGATCACTGCGCCGGGCAGGACGCGCAGCTGGCCGCCGAGGCGGCCGACAAGGTCTCAGACCTGCCAGCCCTCATCCGTCCAGGGGCGGTTCAGCCGCGCCGGGCAGTCTTGGCAGGTTTGCGCGCAGGCTTCGCAGTATCGCTCGCCCCCGCCGAAGGACCATTCGGCGAGAGCGCGGAGGCGTTTTTTCCTGCTCCAGCAGCAGGCCCTTGGAGACGTAGGTCAGCTGGAAGGCCTCGAAGATCGGCCAGACATCGAGCAGCGCGTCGATGGCCTCGGGGCTGGGATCGATGGGGTTGCCGTCCGCGTCGCCGATGCCATCCCAGGCGAGCACGGCCCGTCGCGCGAGAGCCTTGGCGAAGGCAACCGCGCGTTCCTCGTCGGAGGCCTCCTCGGGCACCGCTTCGACGGCCGGGTCGCTGCGCGTCGCCACCATCATCGCGATGGTCAGCGGTCGCAGCTGCACCCGAACGCCGGAGGCGAGGTCATGCCAGCGCGGCGCGTTCGTCAGGTCGAGCGTCAGCATTCTCAATACACCTCGATGTCGTTGATCAGGGTTGCCGTGCACATCCGGCCGACCACGCTGTCGCGGGCGGCCTGCCAGTTGAACGTCGCCTGCACGCCCTGCGGCCCGGAAATCTCGATGCGCGGGCGCGGCAGGTAGACGGCATGCACGATGAAGGTGAAGCTCTCGCCGGACGGCAGGACGTAGGCGAACTCCATCTCGCAGGCCTCGCCGTTGATCGCCTGCGTCACCAGCGTCTGGTCGGCGAAACGCACCTCGATCCGGCCGGTCAGCGCGGCGATGGACGGGTCCGCCCCGTCGATGCGGCCGTCCGAGCGGATTGATCTCGGCCGAGACCACATTGCCGAGCGGCGAGCCGTTGCGCGTGATTGCCCCGTTGAAATGTCCGAAGCGCTTCAGGTCCAGCGCGGCCGGGGTTCCGGCGCTGGTGGTCGTCCCGACCGTCTCGCCCTGCGCCACCAGCCGTGCCGTTGCGGTCAGCAGGCCCGAGCGCTGCATCTGCCAGGTGATCTGGTCGAGCACGCAGCCGGAATACATCGCGTAGCGTGGCACCTCGGGCATGCCGGTCTCGATCGACATGCTGGGCAGCGTCCAGGACCCCGACTGGAACTCGTGGCTGTACGGGGCCTCTACACCCGTGGTCGTGGGTGTCCCGAGGGCCGCCTTCAGCCAGAAGCCGAACGCCTCAGCGTCGAGCGGCACCACCACGTCGCCATCGGCCGTCACCGCGTCCTTGATCGGCGCCAGCGGATCGCGGCCGTACCCCAGGAGCTCCGAGTTAAGCAGCGGCTGCTCCGCGCCGAGCGAGGTGCTGGCAAAAGGCATGCGGGTGAAGCCGCTGGCGGGCGGCGTTCCATAGGTCGTCTCGAACGCAAGCGCCATCAGCGCCCGCGCCCCCTGGGCTCGTGCCATGGTGTTCTCCTCGGGTTGTCGGGATCAGCCGAGCGGGCCGGCCGTCGAATAGTGCAGCACGACCGGGATCACGGCGGCCTTCAGGCTCGCCGCGCCCTCGACCGGCAGATCGACCTGCCGCGGCGCTTCCGCCTCGACCCAGTCGCAGAGGCCGCCCAGCGTGCGGTCGGCGGCGAGCGCCGAGCCGATGCTGGAAATCAACGCGTCGAAGGCGGCGTCGCGATCGGCGCCCTGCACGACCGCCTCGATCTCGGCCCGGTGCTGGTAGTGGTAGCGCAGCGGCGAGAGCGTCACCTCGGGCTCGCCCGGCTCGCCATCGCGCAGGATCAGCAAGCCTTCGGCCGGCACGCGCTCGGGCAGCACCTCGCCGCGCAGTGCGGTGCCGGGCAGCGCCGAGAGCCGCGCGTGCAGCGCGGCGAGGATGGTTTCGCGTGGGGTGGGCATTCTCGATATCGTGAGGTGAATGGGTGATTTTCGATCAAGGCACCCGCGCACTGTTGTCCGGTTATATGGTGCCCATTAGGTCGCCGAGAGCTCCCTTGACGCCCAACCGCGCCATTTCACGCTTCTTTCCCTGACCCAATAATTTGTCACCATCCAGGAACTCTCCAAGGGTTCCGTTTAGCGGAGAGGGATGACCAACATGGACGAAGATGCGTGGGCCAGCGCGAAAAACGACAGGAGAAAGACTTGGATGTTCCTCGTATGCTTGACCAAAGACACCCTTCATAGTCTTGCTGATTACACGCATATAATTGTCATCGTTACTGAGAAGCACCACCAGCCGCGCTCTTCGCGACAATCGTCCGAGATGGGAGGCAATGCAATTTGAAAGCCAGACATTCGCCTCCGGCCGCTTCATCGCCGCGATGACTTGCGCGCTGCTTGCTCCAAACGTCCCGTCAGGCTTCAATCCAGTGAGTGAACAGCGCATGATCGACGCCCAGCCGTACGACAGCTCTGTCGCTTTGATCCGACTTTCGAGACTCTCGACGCCCGGCATCAGCCCAACTGCTTGAAGCACCTTTAGTAGCCGCAAACGAAAACCCTTGTAGGGGACGTCGTCGTAGTCACCGTTTCTCCAGCTTTCGGACATGGCCTCGCTTTGGGTATTGCCCTTGGACATTCCTAAGACGAGGACCCTCGGATCCGAAGCGCCCCAATAGCCTGGATCATTTACAATCTTACTTCGCCTGCCATCGCAGAATGTCTGTTTTTCGTTTGAGTTGCCCCAGCACAGACGGCACTCCATTGGTCCATGAATCATTATGCTTGCTTCGCCACGCTTCCCGACAGCTAGCATTTTCGCAGCGGTTTGGGTCGGCCGCAACGGCTGTGCCCACGGGTGTCATCGGAAAGCCCGCTCCACCCAGTTCGTCACGATCAACCCCGGCACGCTGTCCAACGCCCGATCTGCATCCCGCGCGAGGTCCAGCCGCTTCGGCAGTTTCACCTGCGGCACCAGCAGGAAGATCGGCGCGGTGACCTTGCCGCGCCCGGTCTTGGAGCGAGACACGACCGCCTGACCCTTCGTGTTCAGCCGTCCCTCCGCCACCAGCAGGCTCGGCCCCGTCCGCCGATAGACGAAGCGAAGGCGCAGGCCGCGTTGTCGTTCCCATTCGCCGGGCGTGATCCTGCTCCCCCGCAGGGACTTGCCTGCGGCGGGCAGCGGGATCGCCAGCCAGAACCCATCCTTCGAGCGGATCAGCGGGCCGGTGTCATGCGCGCCGACGATGACCGGGGCCTTCGACCAGACCAGAGCCGCAGCGTCGAGGCTCTCGCCCGACCTCGGGAAGTTTTGGCTCCGGATCGAATTGGCGAGCCGGGGCCCGAGCCCCGCGCCGGTGATCTGCAACCGCCACGCCGCCTTCAGCCCGGTCCCGGCCTCGCGCATGGCGGCCGTGACGGCGCGTTCGCCCGCCGCGACCTCGGCCGCCATCATCGCGACGATGTCGGGATCGATGTCGAGCTTCAGTTTCACGCGGGCCTCAGATCAACAGTCCAGAGCAGCCGTTCGCGGTCGCGGACCGGCTCGCCTTGGATGAGGAAGGCCTCGCCGTCGATCTCGATGCGGTCGCCGGGGCGCGGGTTCGCCACCTCGGCCACGCGCAGGTCGATCCGGGTGGTCTCGGACCAGAGCCGCGCATCGCCGAAGTCGGTGACGGCGTCGGCGCGCCGGGCGACGGCACGCACCAGCACGGGCGCACCGCCCTCGGGCGTGTAGACCGCGTCCCCGCCGATGTTCGGATCGGCGAAGAGTGCGCCCACGGCGGCGGCGAAGGCGCTCATCAGAACGCCGCGTTGAGGCGCACCCGGCCGATGGTGTCGCCCGCGCCGCTGGCCACCGCCTCGACGGCCACGCCGATCAGCGTGTTGTCGGTCGCGACCGTGGTGCAGCGCTTGTTGGTGTCGTCCCAATAGACCTTGGCGCCGACGGTCCAGGCCTGCGAGCCGACCTTGGTGATGTCGAAGATGCCGACGAGCGCGGTCTCGACGGGCTCGCCGAGGGCGGCCGCCCCGGCGGCGATGCCGAAGATGGAACCTACGAACAGGCCATCGCCGGAGGCGACGGCATAGGGCGCGGTCAGGGTGATGGTGTTGCCGGGCTGGACGTAGTTTTTCATGGATGTGATCCTCGTGGAAAGAAAAAGGGCAGCCCGTCAGGACCGCCCGCGTGTCAGGCAGCATGGCGTGCTGGTTACGCGCCCGGGTTCTTGTAGAGGCCGCGCCAGTCGATGGCCGTGGCCCCGAAGTCGAGGCGACACTTGATCTCGACGCCGTCGACGTCGAAGCCGTTGCGGGTCTCAATGTAGGCGCCCTGCTGGCCCTCGAGATAGGCGTACTCGATGGTGTCGATCTGGTTCGGGCTGGCCGCCAGATACCAGGCGGTCTCGCTGGCGGCGTCGAGCCGGGGCTCGCTGATCGGCGCCAGCGTGCGGATCGACTGGGGTACCACGCTGGATGTCGCGGCGGGCACGAGGTTCTGCGCGACCAGCTGTTCGGCCTTCAGCTCCAGCGAGGCGGGCACGATCAGGAAGGCGGGCCGGACGTTCAGCACCGTCTTCTTGTCGAGCCCCGTCTGCTTGGCCATCGCCGCCCGCGCCGCGCCTACGCTGCTCACGTCGAGCGCCGCGCCGGTGCCCGCGAGGTTCTTGTGCGTGGTGTGGAACAGCGCGTTGCCGTCGGCCATCGCCGGGTTGGCGGTGATGATGCCCCAGACAACATCCGACTCCAGCTGGGCGATGGAGTTGCCGTACATCGCCGGGATCCGGGTGAAGGCGTCGAGATCGTCGTTGATCAGCGTCTGGCGGGTGATCGCGACCACCCGGCCATAGGTCTTGACCTTGTAGCTCTCCTTGCTCTCGCCGAGCGTGCCGCGCTTGAACTCGCCGCGCTCGCCGAGCTGCACCCGGTGCATCGCCTTGAAGTCGGTAGCGAGCACCTGGCGGCAGAACAGCATGAAGGAGCGGGGATAGGCCTCGTAGGCCTGCCGCAGGGTCTTATTGGTCACCGCCGACAGGATCTCGGGGAAGTCCGAGGTCTTCGCGGCCCCGTCATAGCCCCGCGTCAGGGTCTCGAAGGCCTGACGCACCATAACGCGGCGGGCGGCCATGCGCGGCGCGACGGTTCCCACGTCGAGGGCAGCGTCTGCTCGGCGACCTTCGGCGGCCGGTTCGGTCGGCGCCAGCCCATGAAGCACGGCTCATGCTTTCAGAGGTAGTGCGATCGGGTGAGCACCCCGCGGTCCTTCACCCAGATGATCTGCTGGTGCACGATGGCCCCGGCCTTCTCCCAGCAAGCCTCGAGCATCGCTTGGCGGCGGGAGGCGTCCCAGCAATACCAGGCGGCATCCTCATCGCCTCGGCAACGGCAGCGGCGATGAAGCCGTCGTAAAGTTCCGCGCCCTGCGAGCTGTCGTCCCAGGTCACGCCCTAGGACTGCGACCAGTCCTTGTTCCGGGTCGGGTGGTTCGAGCCGTCGTAGTCGACGAGGTACGGAGGATCGGTGGCGAACAGCACGGCGCGCTCGCCTTTCATCAGGCGACGCACATCGGCAGCGCTGGTGCTGTCGCCACAGAGGAGGCGATGGTCGCCGAGGATCCAGAGATCGCCCGTCCGAGATGCCGGGTTGCGCGGCGGCTCGGGGATGGTCACCGGAGGCACGGAGCCTCCGGCGCCACCTTCTTCTTCACCGCCCCCGTCCGGATCGAAGGCCAGCAGCTTGTCCAGCTCGCCGTCGGAGAAGCCGACTAGCGAGAGGTCGTAGTCGTCCGCGAGCAGGTCCTGCAACTCGGCCGACAGCAGTGCCTCGTCCCAGCTGCCGAGTTCCGTGAGCTTGTTGTCCGCGATCCTATACGCCCGCCGCTGCGCCTCGGTCAGGTGGCCCAGCACGATCACCGGTGCCTCGTCAGCCCGAGCTGCGTCGCGGCCAGCACCCCCCGTGCCCCGCGATCAGCTCGCCGTCCTCGGCGACGAGGCACGGCACGGTCCAGCCGAACTCGGCCATGCTGGCGGCGATCTTGGCGACCTGGTCCGGCCCGTGCGCCTTCGCGTTCTTCGCGTAGGGCTGCAGGCGCGACAGCGGCCACGTCTCGATCGCGTCCGGGACGAAGCTCAGCGTCATGGTGGGCAAGGTTCCTCGGTCGGGTCGATGCTGGTGGCTTCCGGACTCCGGATGCCGTGCCGGACTCCACCCGGGGTCCAGTGGCCACCAGCGGTGTCCGGTCGGAAAGGCTCGTGTTTATTGGTGTTTGCGCATGGTGCGGGTGGTTCCGGCTTCCGGGTGGCTTCCCAAAATTCCGGCCCTGTCGCTGGCGATGTCCCGCGCTTCGCCCGCCAGTATACGAATATCGCCAGGAAGGAACCGCGAACTCGGCCGAGGGGCTTGCAAGCGGCGGACAGCGGCCCGCAAGGAAAGGATCAGCGCCTTTCCTTTTCCAACGGACCTGCCAACGAAAGGATGGTTTTGCTCGGAACCGCGCCGCGCGCGCGTGTCTCCCGAGCTTATCCCGAACCTAGGTCATCAACTCATAAACGGGATTCCCCAGAGCGGAATCCGTTCTGATTGAATCTTTGGGATTCCCGTTTGGCTTCCGTTCTGATTCATGTGTGGACGCCCCCTCTGGCAATGGCTTTTTGTCTTCCGCGCGGATCGGTTGCTTTCATGTGTCCGGCCTGTCGGTGCGGCGCTGTCCTGGCCGCTGGCCTTGATGGAAATCCGCCGGCGAGTTCCCTGATCAAACTGGCGCGCTTCGGTGGCGCGGTGAATCAGACGGGCTCCTCTCGCCGTTGGCTCGATCGTTACGCATCAGGAACTGCCTTTGCCAATTCGTGGGCCCGGTCGCGAGCTCAGGCGGCGAGGGCAGGTCGGTAAATTTTGCCTCGCGCCAGCACAGCCCATGCGATGCGAGCGAGCTTGTTGGCGAGCGCGACCGAGACGAGCCGGAACGGCTTCCTGGCCAGCAGGTCCCTGATCCAGTCGGCAAGGCGGGTCGCCTTGTCCTTCGTGTGACGCATCACGGCTGTGGCGCCGACGACGAGCAGGCGCCGGAGGTAGCGGTCACCCTGTTTGGAGATGCCGCCGAGCCGGGTCTTGCCGCCGGTTGACTGCTGCTGGGGCGTCAGCCCGAGCCAGGCGGCGAATTGCCGGCCGGACCGGAACTGCTCGGGATCGGTGACGGTCGCCGCGATCGCGGTGGCGGTGATGACGCCGATGCCCGGGATCGCCGCGAGCCGCTGGCTCGCTTCATTCTCGGCATGCCAGGCGGAGAGCTCGCGGTCGAGCGTGCCGATCTCGTCCGTCAGCTCTGCGAGGCGTCGGGCCAGGATCGCGAGGGCCCGCTGGGCATAGGAGGGGAGCCCATCGGGTTCGGCGAGGGCCCTCCCGGGCAGCTTCGCCAGGTTGGCGATGCCAGGGTTGGCGACAAGCCCGAACTCGGCGAGATGCGCCCGGAGCGCGTTCGCCGCCATCGTCCGCTGGCGTACGAGAAGCGACCGGGTCCGATGGGCCATGAGGATCGCCTGCTGCTCGATAGTATTCGTCGGCACGAAGCGCATCGAGCGACGTTGGACGGCCTCACATATCGCCCTCGGCATCGAGGGCGTCGCTCTTGCCGCGCTTCACGTACCCTTCACGTAGGACGGCGGCATCAACCTCACCTCGTGCCCCATCGCCGAGAGGGTGCGGGCCCAGTGATGCGCCGTGGCGCAGGCCTCGACGCCGATCAGGCACGGGGGCCGATCAGGCACGGGGCAGCTTGGAGAAGAAGCATCTGTTTTCGATGCAGCTTCTTGACAAGCACGGTTCCGCCACCTTCGTCAACGCCATGCACCTGGAACACGCTCTTCGCCAGGTCGAGTCCGATCACTGCTATAGTCATTGCAACGCTCCCCTTCCTTTCTCCGGATCATCATCGCCATCCTGCCCGGTGCCGACGGTCGGTGGCGGGGGCGTCCACATCATCAAGCTGTCTGCCGGACTTCCAGCGCGGCTGGGTCTGGGACGATGAAGGCTTGAGGGGGCTTCTGGCCTCGATTTCCCGATCCTTCCCGGTCGGCGCGATCATGACCCTGCAGGCGGGCGGCGAGGTGAAGTTCAAGCCCCGCCCGATTGAAGGCGCGTCACCTGGCAGCGCAAGTGTCGCGCCCGAGTCGTTGCTGCTGGATGGGCAGCAGCGGCTGACCTCCCTCTATCAGACGACGATGCGCCAAGACGTTGTCGAGACGATCAACACGAAGAAGCAGAAGATCAAACGCTTCTACTACATCGACATGGCGCGCGCCCTGGACGAGGGCGTTGATCGGATCGACGCCTTCGTGGGCCTCCCCGAGAGCAAAATCGAGACGCGGAACTTCGGCAAGGAGGTCGTCCGGGATCTGACGACCGAAGAGGCCGAGTTCGAACAGTGCATGTTCCCGACCAACCGCAGCTTGGACTGGAACGACTGGCTCACCAAGTTTGCCGCTTACTGGAAGTATGCCCCGGACAAGATGTAGTTCTGGTTCCGGTTCCTGAACGAGGTGCTGTCTGCCTTTCACCAGTACCAGATGCCGGTGATCGAACTCGGCAAGAGCACAAGCCGTGAGGCCGTCTGTCTGGTGTTCGAGAAGGTGAACACCGGCGGCAAGAAACTCGACGCGTTTGATCTGCTGACAGCGATCTCCGCAGGTGAGGAGGAAGGGTTCCTGCTGCGCGAGGAATGGACGAAGATCGCCAAGAACCTGAAGGATGCGATCGCGCTGAAGGAGCATCCGCTGACGCGTTTGCAGCCGACGGGTTTCTTCCGGGCCCTGGCGCTTCTGTTCACGCGGGATCGCCGCCTGAACCATCTGGCTGCGCAAATGCCCGGCGATGCTCCCGCCATCAGCTGCACCCGCGATACCGTGCTCAGCGTGCCGCTTAGCGCCTACAAGCAATATGCGGGAGCACTGGAAGACGGGTTCAAGAAGGCCGGGAAGTTCCTTTTCGGTCAGAACATCTTCTGGTTCAAAGATGTCCCCTATCAGTCGCAACTGGTGCCGCTGGCAGCCATCCTCACGGAACGATCGCTGGACGCAGGAGGCGGTGCGCCAGAAGCTTGCCCAGTGGTATTGGTGCGGGGTTTTCGGTGAGCCTTACGGAGGGGCGATCGAGACCCGTTTCGCAAAAGACCTTGCCAATGTCCTCGCATGGATCGATGGAGCGGGCCGGGAACCGACAACGGTGAAGGACTCTGCCTTCCGGCCAGAACGCCTGAAGACGATGACCTCACGCCTGTCGGCGGCCTACAAGGGCGTACATGCTCTGCTGATGCACAAGCAGGCCCGAGATTTCTTGTCGGGGCACAGCTACAACCAGACCAGCTACTTCGACGAGGCCGTCGACATCCATCACATCTTCCCGCGCGCCTGGTGCCAAAAGAACCGCATCGCGCGGGAGCGGCATGACACCATCATCAACAAGACTCCGCTCAGTTCAAAGACGAACCGGATCGTGGGCGGTGATGCGCCGTCTGTGTATCTGGCACGCCTGCCGAAGCAGGGCGCGGCGTCCGACGCCGCTATCGATACACACCTTGAGAGCCATTTGATCGATCCGCAGTTGCTGCGGGCGGACAACTTTGACGGTTTTGTCGGACGGCGCCAGGAGGCGCTGCTGGGGCTGATCGAGGCCGCGACCGGCAAGGCAGACCTCGTCTGTCGTGCCGCCCGCTTCCTGCTCGCGCGGCACGCCGATGATCTGTGCTTCCGTAGACTGCTCTTCTTCACGTCTGTCTCCTTCGGGTGA